AAGATAATCAGACTAAGCAAGAAGAGGTAGTTCAAGCTATGGAGTTAAAAAATGAATCAAAAATGGCAGCACAAGATTCTGGTTTAGACATGAATTTGGTTATTTTGGCTTTTCAGGAAAAAATAGCTCAATTAACCACCGAATTGGTTATTAAAGAAGCTACAATTAAACAACTAACAAACATGCTCAATAAGATGAGGGGATAGCAATAATGACTGATACAGTTGAACAAAAAAGTGAATTTACAGTAGAAATTAAAATTTCAGAGAAAAACCTCGCCTATAAGAGTGATTTTTCAGAAGCTGAAACTATTTTTTGGCTTGAGGCTGTAAAGAATCTTATTATTAAAAAGACCTTTGAAGCCGCAGGAATATCTGAAAGCTTGTAAATTACAGCCTGAGCAAAAATAGTTTTACTATTACTATCACGACTGTAATGAGGACGCAAAATGGCACTTAGAGACTATCTACCATTTTCTGGCGCAAGTCAAGAAATAGACACAGCAGAAAAGACTTTATCTCCAGAAGATATAAAATCTATTTCTAAAACAATGAAAGTTGCCGCCCTCGCATTGGGGTTTCAGGGTACTTCTTATTTTTTTAATAAGAGAGCTTCATTTGAACCGCCAGCATATGATTTTGACAGAATATTACAGGCCGTTGACACGGATTCATACGTAAAACAAGCTATATCAAAGCATAAAGAGCTATTCTGGAAAGAAGGGTGGGAGATAGTTTCCGAAAATCAAGAAGCGGCTTCATATATTTTTCAAAGAATAGATTACATGGAAATGGCTATGAAGAGGCCATTTTTAGATTTTTTAATCGAGGTTTCGGACCAATTGTTTAAGTTCGGCAATGCTTTTATAGTTAAAGGGAGAGGCGACATAGCTTCGTATTTTCCCAGCAAACTTACACCAGTAAATGCAGAGTATCCAGTAGCTGGATATTATCTTATCCCAACTGAGCAAGTAAGAATCCTTAGAGATAAACACAATAGGCCAAAAGCTTATCAACAGGCCACCGATCCACTTACCTATTCTCCGACTGATAGAGATCCTGTTTGGTCTGCAGACAGAGTCATTCATCTTCACCTAGATAGAAAACCAGGAAGAGCTTTTGGCACTCCGTATATAAGCAATGTTCTTGACGACGTAATTGCTCTAAGACAGATTGAAGAGGATATACAAAATCTTGTTCATAGAGAACTTTTTCCTTTATACAAATACAAGATTGGTACAGCGGAACAACCAGCAGAACCACAGGAAATAAATCAAGCCGCCCTTGAAATAGAAAATCTAAGAGCCGAAGGTGGATTAATTTTACCATTTAGACATGACATAGAAATTATCGGCTCTGAAAATACAGCGCTAGATGCGTCAAAATATCTTGATCATTTTAAGGAAAGAGTCGCTGTTGGTCTGGGCGTCGCCCCACATCATTTAGGTATGACAATGAATGGCGGCAATAGATCGGTGACTGAGAGATTAGATACAGCCCTGTATGATAAGGTGAAACAAATCCAAAAACTTTTTGCGGAAATGATAAGACTAAATATATTTAATGAATTATTATTTGAGGGTGGATATGATCCAACTATAAATCCTTCAATGTCTGGGGACTCTGACAGATGTTTCTTTAAGTTTAAAGAAATAGATGTTGATACTCAGGTTAAAAAAGAAAATCATATTATTCAAAAATTTGTCAATAATATAATAACCCTCGGTGAAGTTAGGTTGGGTTTGGGTATGAGCGCTGAGGTTGATACAGGGGAATTATACAGTGGATTACAGGCTAAAACCCAGATAAATATAGCCAGTGCACAGGCGGAACAATCCGCCCAAAATGCGCCAGAGCCAAAAAATTCTGACGGTCAGAAACCTGCGCCATCTGGTCAAAGAAACCTGCCAAATGCCAGAAAAGGAATAGGTAACAAGTCTAGGCCACAAAATCAAAACGGCAGAAATTCTTCACCAAATATTAAAAGAAACGATAATAAATTTTTAACAGTAATTGAAAGTCTCCTTGAAAACGAGTATAATGTATTGGGAACAGATATCGAAAAGGATGACTCAAATGTTGGACACTAACACCGTAGAAGAACAAGATATTCTAGAAAATTTTAGAACAGCAGTTCGCAATGGTCAAACCCGTTTGGCGCTTGAAGCGCTTGTTGATGTAATTGATGCAATTGTTGAGATTATTACGCCATCAGAAGACACTACAGAAAAACCGCAGCAAACAGCACAGCCAGTTGAAAACAAAGTAGATGAAGAAAAACCAACTACAAAGAAAAGAATAAAAGAAAGTCAATCGGCAACCGAAACAGTCGAATAATAAATTATTAGTTAAAAATGACTAAGTTGTTAATAGGATGCCCAATCTACAAAAGAGAATGGATATTTCCCTATTGGATCTCTTGTATAGAAAATCAAGAAATTGATTTATCTAAAATAGGTTTTGTTTTTGAAGTTTCTCCAGATGATGAATCCACCATCTCCACATTGACCAGATATAGAAATGCTCGACCAAGCATCGATGTATTCGAAATTGATATAAGAAATGAAGTAGTTCATTTTGAACACAAGGAAAATACTAGATCTTGGAGTATATCCAAATATTCTAATATGGTTTTTTTGAGAAATAAACTTCTACAAAAAGTCAGAGAAATAAATCCAGATTATTTTTTTAGTCTTGACTCAGACATTCTTATAACAAACTCAAACACAATCAATTATTTGGCTTCTCATGTCCAGGATGGAGCTGATGCAGTTAGTCCACTAATGTTTATGACGCCAAACGACACTATGTACCCAAGTGTTATGAATTGGGTTAACGAACCAGGTGGTCAAGGGTACAGGGAGGAAAAATACCCTTTAGGTCAATATTTTAAATCTGATGTTATTATGGCCGCAAAATTTATGTCTCGAAAAACATATTCTACAATTGACTATGATATTCATAGTCAGGGTGAAGATCTTGGCTGGTGTGCAAATGCGGCTAAGGCTGGACTCAAGTTATTTTGCGCTTCGTACGTGTACGCGCCACACATAATGCACAAATCGATGCTAGAGTACTTTCTGCGACACGGTGATCCAAGACAGAGCCGATATTTAGAAATGTCATAGAAAGTATGATATATTTATATAATATTGTTTAATCTTATAAATAGTTCATTTACTATAAGTGACGGATAGTTATATTTGGAGATAAAAATGGCTTTTGATTTTATAGAGAATTTTACTCTCGAACTACCAGACTTCTCAAAAATACAAGCAGACTTTTTTGAATCTTTTAACGATAAGCGTGGTCTTATTATTGAGGTAGCCGCAATACACGAGCGGACTAACGACAAATTATAATAACTATTCTGCAGCAGAATTAGAAAAAGCACTGCAGTCATGGGTTGAGCCATATCCAAAGCCAATTATTTTAAATCATGAACTTAACGGTGAACCGATTGGCAGAGTTATGGCAGCTAGAATGGACAAAGAAGTAGATGGAGCTAATTTTGTTAGACTTCAAATAGCAATTACTGATCCATCGGCAGCTCAAAAAATAGCCGATAGAAGGTATCTTACGGGTTCTGTTGGGGGAAGGGCAGCTAGGGCTATTTGCTCCATATCTGGTGATGATCTAGCTCAAGAAGATGAAGGTGGCAGACCAAAATTTCCAAAATATAAAAGAGGCAAGATTTACAAGGGTAAATTAGCTTTTATAGATATGAAAGATATATCTTTTAAGGAATACTCATTCGTTAATCAGCCAGCAGATCAAAGATCTGGAGTAAGATCTTCTAAAAAAATAGATGGTTTATTTACAACAGCTGACTCCGATAATTGGACTGCTAAAACAACAGCGTTTGTTCTCCATATGGATAAAGAAGAGATTGTATCTGTTGAGGAAAATGAGTCAATTTTTAATGGTTTCAAAAAGAAAGAATCAAGACCCATGTATCTTCACTTAAAGGGGGCGTTTTTAACCGCAATGGCTTTACAGGAAAGCGAAACTGATAGACAGAAGGATAATACATTACTATTTGGTGGGGATAGTATAGTTGAAAATAACGAGGAGAACGCCAGAATGAATACAGAAATTAAGGAAGAAAACGTTCTAAAGGTTGTTGAGACTTTGACGCAGGATTTACAGGCAGCTTCAATACAAGAAACCCCACAAGCTGAGCAGGCACCAGAGACTGCACCAGTCTCTGAAAAAAATGTGCCAGCGGCAGAACAGATCTCATCTGAGGATTCAGAAAAGACAGAAGAACAAGCAGAACAGGCTGTTGAATCTGTAGACGCTGAAAAATCAGAGGAGGCTTCTTCAACAGAAACCGAAGAAGCAAAAGAGACCGAAGGGTCAAAAGCAGAACTCAGTGACAAGAAAGAAGACGCTGAGCAAATTGCAGATGAGACTCAAAATAAAATTCAGTCTCTTGAAGAAGAAAATAAAAAACTCAAAGAAGCACTTCATCGCACTCTAGCAGAAAGGGTCGTTGATACAAAGATTGCACTCGGTATTGAGTCGGCAGAGGATAGGGAATCTTTCATTGAAGATCACATGAAGAGAACAGCTACCTCACTCGCCGATTCTTTAAGGGACATGGCTAAGCTTCCAATAATGAATGCAGCAAAAACCAAAGAATTTGTTGACATTACAGTTGATAGCGAAGTAGTTTCCAACAAAGAGCAAAACGTATTGACAATTGATCCAGAAGTTGGAGCAGATGAAAAGAAGGAAGAGAATACAGCAGAGACCATATTTGAAGACCTTCTCGTCGATGCTTTGATGGGTCGCAAGAAACTCTAAAAACAAGGAGATAATAACATGAGCTTAGCGAAGTTTCGCAAAGTAGGTACTAAGACTGGCGCAGGTCGCTTTGTAG